ATTAAAGACTGCCGTGACAGGTGATCCAAAACCAGGTAGTAAGGATTCCAAGCGCAGGAAGTCCTTCTGTGCCCGTTCTAAGGGGCAGCAAGACATGCATAACATTGATTGCTCTAAAACCCCCGATAAACCAGTTTGTAAAGCCCGTCGTCGCTGGAAGTGCTAATCCATGAAAAGTTTTCAACAATTTCTCTCAGAAAGCATCACCATTAATGGTGATTTTAACGGAACACTAACTTATGGTGGTGTTCCAGGTACAAATTTACAGCAACAAGAAGAGTCTTTCTTTGCCGATGTTATTTGGGAAGGTAAATTATACCGTCTTGAAGTAGAAGGTAAAATGCTCTCTAAAAATGAATTATCGGAGCAAATTCAAGGAGAATATCCCGGAGCAATTATTCAAAACATTTATCCAGGCAATTCCCCCTCAAAAATTAAAAATATGCAAAGATATCAACCAGAAAGATTGAGTTGGAGTGACTGATGGGATTAAAGAATTACTTATGGGATGAAGCATGGGAACTAAATGTTTCTCGTGGTAAAGTCCGTGGTGCATTTCACATTATCAAGTTTGGTGAAAATCTTGATGTTGATGGTTCTATGGAAACCATCTGGGATGGTGGTGGACTTTATACTTACCTAACATCTGCAGGAGTTCTTACAGTAACTAGCACAGATGGTAATGATGCCGCAGCAGGAACTGGTGCAAGAACTGTAACCGTAGAAGGTCTTGATGAAAATTATAATCAAGTATCCGAAACATTAACTGTTGGTGGTGGTGCAGGTAGTGTTGAGTTTTATAGAGTTTTCCGTGCATTTGTTGCAACATCTGGATCTAGTGGAACAAATGAAGGAACTATTACTATTGCTCAAGGGGTAACAACATTAGCACAAATTCGTTCAGTTGGAAGTCCAACTTCAACGGGATTGGGACAAACTTTCATGTCAATCTATACCGTTCCTGCAGGATATACTGGATACATATATCAATTAGATGTTTCTACCGCCAAAGCGGATGGTGATGTTTTCTTAGTGAAAAGAGGGCAAAATGATAATGGCACATGGAGAGCGCAAGATGTCATGCACACAAATTCCAATGACATTGAGAGAGTTTATACTTTTCCTTTAAAGATAGAAGAAAAATCAGATATTGAAATTAGAGCATTATCTTTAGCAAATAATATGAAGTGTGCAGCAACCTTCTGTATTTTATTAGTTCAAAACGAATCTTAAATAAATCATGAGTGAAGTATATCTTGGCAATCCAAACCTCAAGAAGGCAAATACTGCAATTGAATTCACAGAAGAAAATATTATTGAGTTTCTTAAGTGTAAGGAAGATCCGGTTTATTTTGCCAGGAATTATGTGAAGATTGTTTCTCTTGATAAGGGTTTGGTTCCTTTTAACATGTATCCTTTTCAGGAGAAGTTGATTCAAAACTTCCATGATAACAGATTTAATATCTGTAAGATGCCTCGTCAGACGGGAAAGTCCACGACTTGTGTATCATATTTGTTACATTATGCTGTATTTAATGATAATGTCAATATAGCTATACTGGCAAACAAAGCATCTACGGCAAGAGATCTTTTAGGAAGATTACAACTTGCATATGAAAATCTGCCGAAGTGGATGCAGCAGGGTATTATATCATGGAATAAAGGTTCTTTGGAGTTAGAAAATGGGTCTAAAATTTCGGCAAACTCTACATCTTCATCTGCTGTCCGAGGCGGCTCCTATAATGTCATCTTTCTTGACGAGTTCGCATTCATCCCGAATCACATTGCTGATGACTTCTTTGCCTCTGTTTATCCTACTATTTCTTCTGGGCAAAGCACAAAGGTAATTATTGTTTCTACTCCACGCGGTATGAATCATTTCTACCGTATGTGGCACGATGCCGAAAGAAATAAAAATGAATATGTACCCACTGATGTTCATTGGTCAGAAGTTCCTGGTAGAGATGATAAGTGGAAAGAGCAAACAATTGCCAACACATCAGAACAACAATTTCGTGTTGAGTTTGAGTGTGAATTTTTAGGATCGACCAATACACTCATTAGTGCTGCCAAACTCAAGAACTTCGTATATGAGCAACCAATCAAGAGAAATGCTGGACTAGACATTTATGAGAACCCCAAACCAGAAAATAACTATCTCATTACTGTTGATGTTGCTCGCGGTCTGGGCAATGATTATTCTGCATTTATCGTGTTTGATATTACAGAGTTTCCCTATAAAGTAGTTGCTAAGTATAGAAACAATGAAATAAAACCAATGCTTTTCCCAAATATTATTGAGGAAATAGGAAAAGCATATAACAATTCTTGGTTATTGATAGAGGTTAATGATATTGGTGATCAAGTTGCAAGCATCATGCACTATGATTTGGAATATGATAATATTTTGATGGCATCGATGAGAGGTCGTGCCGGACAGATTGTTGGCACTGGTTTTAGTGGAAAGAAATCTCAACTTGGTGTAAGGATGACAGCAGCAGTTAAAAAGTTGGGATGCTCTAACCTGAAAATGCTCTTAGAAGATGATAAGTTACTTACTGTTGATTATGAAATCATCAATGAATTGACAACCTTTTCCCAAAAACACAATTCATTTGAGGCAGAAGATGGATGTAATGATGACTTAGCAATGTGTCTGGTTATTTTTGCCTGGTTGGTGCAGCAAGATTATTTTAAAGAAATGACAGATAATGATGTTCGTAAGAGAATATATGAAGAACAAAGAAATCAAATAGAGCAAGACATGGCACCTTTTGGATTTATCGTTGATGGATTAGATGAAAATAGTTTTACTGATGGTCAGGGTGATAGGTGGTATACAGATGAATATGGAGATAGAAGTTATATGTGGGATTATAGTTGATGGATATTGCTGATCAATTCAAACTAGGACATTTATTACTCAGTGAAAGGAAATGTAGAGTTTGTGGTCAAACAAAAAATTTAATTGATGGATTTTACAGAACTAGAAAAGATCGTGGAGCAGTATCTTCATCATATTCTTATGAATGTAAAGAATGTACCAAAAAACGGATCATTAATTCTAGAAAAACGGACATGCCCTATGAATCATTTTCAATAATTAATGATTTTTATCCTGATTGGTAGTTCACTTCATGTTTCCCCATTGTAAAAAGGCAAAACAATAAATATTTCTAGAATAAATTTGGATTGCGAGGGGACTTAAGATGCCACTAAATTTAGCATCTCCTGGAATTGTAGTAAGAGAAGTAGACCTAACAGTTGGTAGAATAGATCCAACTTCCGACAAGATTGGAGCTATTGTAGCACCATTTGCTCAGGGTCCGGTAGAACTTCCTACTATAGTTCAAAACGAGAACGATCTTTTAAACGTATTTGGTAAGCCATATGCTGCAAATAAGCACTATGAGCACTGGTTAACTGCATCATCTTTCTTAGCATACGGCGGATCGCTAAGAGTTGTAAGAGCAGATGATAGTTCCATGAAAAATGGAATGGTTGGTTCTGCTTCTAATGTAAAAATCAAGAGCAGAGAGCACTATGAGCAACTTAGATATGATGAGAATACAATTACTAATGTAACTGTTGCTGCCAAAGATCCCGGATCTTGGGGCAATGGATTAAGAGTTGGTATTATTGATGCAAAGGCAGACCAAATTTTGGGTATTGCTACAGATACTGCTTCCACTACTCTTGTAGTTGGTGTCGGTATTACTCAATCGGTTGACGGAAGAGTTGTTGCTGGTATTGGAATAACAAGTACACTTGATGGACATCTAAAAGGTATTGTTACAGAGGTTGATCTTAGTGCGGGAACAGCAGGTGTCAAGGTTCTTTCTCATGTTTCTGCCGCAGGAACAGAGACTGTAAAGGATTACACTCCTGGTGGAATTTATGAGTTTAAATCGGGAACAAACGTTGCTATTCACACAAGCGCAACAGAAACTTCTTATGGTTCAACAGCAGTAAGTACGGCGTCTGATTGGTTCGATGCTCAAACATTAGTTACCGGAACTGCAGTTGTTGGCGGAGCAACCACAGAAACTACTGTAAGTTGGAATCAACTTTCCGATAGACCATCAACAACCACATATGGTGATGCCAGAGGCGCAAGATTTGATGAAGTTCATGTTGTTGTCGTTGATGGTGATGGTAAAATCAGTGGAAATGCCGGAACAATTCTTGAGAAGCACTTAGGTCTTTCCAAAGCAAAGGATGCAGAATTCTCTGCCGGATCTCCTTCTTATTGGAGAAAGTATCTCAAGGATAATTCTTCTTATATCTTTGGTGGTGGAGAACCATCCGGTGTTGTTACAACTGGATATAAGTCTGGTGGGACTGGATTCGATCCAGTTAGCGATAAAGACTGGGATCAAAATGCTTCGGGCGTTACATTTGCTGGAATTGGTGCTTTTAATTCTAAACTTTCCAAAGGTCTTGATTACGGCGGTGCTACTGGAATAGGAACAACTGGTCTTAATGCAAGTATTTCTAATCTTTCATCCGGTTATGGATTACTTGAGAATGGAGATACTTATGCCGTTGATTTCTTATTGATGGGTTCTGCTGGATATGATAAGGAAGACGCTCAGGCACTTGCTCAAAAAGTAATAGCAGTTGCAAATGTGAGAAAAGATGCTGTGGCATTTATTTCACCATACAGAGGAGCAGCAATTACTGATGATTCTTCTCAAACTGCAGTTCAGATTAAATCCGATGCTGACATTACAACTGAAGTGTTAAGTTTCTATGCTTCATTGTCCTCTACATCTTATGCAGTATTTGATAGTGGATACAAGTACATGTATGATAGATTTAATGATACCTTCCGATATGTTCCACTGAATGGAGACATTGCCGGAACTTGTGCTCGTACAGACACCAATGCGTTCCCATGGTTCTCTCCGGCAGGAACAGAAAGAGGAGCAATTCTCAATGCTGTTAAGTTGGCATACAATCCTTCCAAGGCACAAAGAGATCGTCTGTATTCGGCAAGAGTTAATCCAGTAATCTTCTCACCTGGTGCTGGTATTATTCTGTTCGGTGATAAGACTGCTCTTGCCAAAGCATCGGCATTTGATCGCATTAATGTTCGTCGTCTCTTCATCTATCTCGAAGATGCAATTGAGGCAGCAGCAAGAGATCAACTCTTTGAGTTCAATGATGAAATCACTAGAACCAACTTTGTAAATATTGTCGAACCTTTCCTTCGTGATGTTCAGGCGAAGAGAGGTATTCAAGATTATGTTGTTATTTGTGATGAGACAAATAACACTGCCGCAATTATAGATAATAATGAGTTTGTGGCAGACATTTACATTAAACCAGCAAGATCAATTAACTTCATTGGTCTTACTTTTGTTGCCACCAGAACTGGTGTTTCATTTGAAGAAGTAGTCGGTAACGTTTAATTAAAGAGGTTTAACAACTATGCCATCACGTAATCAACAAAACACCACTCCATTACGTACAATTAAAGA